CACACAATACCAATCTTTACCTGATTGAGCTGCTGTTGTAAATATTTCAGTACTTCCGTTTTTACCTAATTGCTCCATTAAGAGCTGTTGTACATTTTCTATTGCCATTTTGTTTTATTTATTGTCCGTAATATATATAATTTGTTCCACTTGGTTCTTCTCTTTGTGTGTATCGAACTTGCTCCTGTCCTGGATATTCAGCTAAATACATTTTTCCTTTTGTTACTAATCCTTGTACTACTCCTTTATCATCAGCAGCAGGGGTTAACACTTGTGTTTCTGTTATTGGTGCATTACCCTCTGAAATTGTTCTAGTTCCTTGCCAGCTTACTTCATATACTTCATATTTCCAATATCCTGCTGGTTTTAAATCTATTTTACCTGTATAAACATCAGGAGTAGCATGGTAAGTAAAAAAGAAATAGTTATATCTTTCTTTAAACATTTCTAATGTAGCATATGCATATTGAACTGATTTATCCATATCATTGGTGAATTTTACTAGGTGTCCAATTTGACTTGTAGTAACTCCAGTATCAATCCTATTGTCCTCAGTTTGTAAGTATGCTTCTATATTAGATTTTATTGTTCCTTGTATCATATATAATATAATAGAAAAACCCTGTTTTTATTTGCTTATAAAAGAAAAGAGTGGCTAAAAGCCACCCTGATCTGAAATATATATGAAAAAAACTAAGTAGATTATGCTGGGTCTGGGAATGGTGATCCCTCATTGGTAAACCCTGAATTATCAAATGGAGTTGTTGTATAATCTTCTAGCATAGCAAATGGTTTTGGCTCCA